GTTTGGTCAGACGGAACCTGTTACGGTTCCATCAAAAAAAATTCTCATGTGAGTAAAGCTCAGCCGAGACTTGGAAGTAGGTGTTTATTATACTGCTACACAATGGGCTCTGACCTTTCCCAACCTACGTCGACATCGTTGTTTCCAACTACCTCTCGCTTCGTTCCTATTGCTAAAGAGTTTTTATGTGTAATGTGCAGTTTTTCGACTGACAGCAATCAATCTATATCAACCTGTGTGCCCAATTTGTTTGATGGCTTCCGCACTCTGGTGCGTCGATCAATATGTACGAGTGTCCTTCTCAGGGGACCTTTTTCTCAGCGGTATTACAAACTGGCCCGCCAACCTTATGTGCTGTATTGATTATGCCTTAGGGGGATTATTTTTAAGATGTTCTTTGAGAACTTGTGAACCGCCGACTCGTACATTAATAATACCGTTGTAGTATTGATCTGTTTCAAGTACTCTGCGTTCAAACTGTTCGCGGGCCTCTAAATAACTTGCTATGCCTCTGCTTGGACAAATATGTAATATTTCTCTAGTGAAATTTTCTGCGCCTAGCTGTTCAACGTCTGCGTTAAGTCTATCACTGGAACCCCAGTAATCTCTCCAATCACTTTCTTTTGTTGAGCGCCTTTTATTCTTCTTGCCTTTAAGCGGTGGTTTAGTTACTTTAAACTTTGCTAGTTTCTTGCCTACGTACATCATGCCATTGGTTAGATTTGTTATCAAGTAGACGAATGCTTCACAGCCTTCTGGTAGTTCGTCAATTTGTTTACCCTGATAAGTCCAATGCATATCATACTTATTTTGCCTTAGATTTATTCTCTGCCAATTTGGCTTTGAATGCGTTGCCTATCTCGTCTTGTCTTAGTTTTGTTAAGCGCCTAATTTCTCGCAACCATCTACGACTTGCTGCGTGAGTACGATAAGACAAACGAGCTTCAAATTTCTCGTTTGCCTTAAAATATTCTAAGTAAGCCTTAGTTAACTGATCGTGAATATCGTCTTCAATCATTGTTCTATTACATCAATATCATTTTCATAAGACGTAAATCCGTTTTCTTTAACAACACGCATTACATAACTAACTCTTCCGATAAGTTCGTCTTTGTGTGAGATAAGGAAAACATTTTTATCGCCTTCGCGTCCCATTTTCTTAAGAACGCCTAGTGAATTTTCAACACCTGCTGTGTCCATACCACTGTCAATCAACTCGTCAATAAACAACAAGTTAATCTTTTGATACAGGCTTTCCCAAACATCGCGGAATGCAAAGCTCATACCTAAGATAAGTCTGTTACGCTCACCGCGTGACAAGTTATCAAAGTCTAAATCTTGACCTAGTTGTGTAATTTCAACATTCAAATCATTTTGGAACACAACTTGATGCGGCAAACCTAGCTTGTCAAGATAATATGTAAGTCTATTGTTCAAGTACGCTAAGTTTTGATCAATAATCTTCTTACGAATGAAACTATCTTTGTTTGTCAACAACTTGAGCAAGAACTCTTGATGCTCTTTGTAACCTGTAAGTTCGTTTACAGGAGTCCAATCAATTTCTTGCATTGCAGTTGACATTAATTCGTCAATCTGTGCTTGATAAGGATCAGATTCGTTTTGTTTTGCATCAAACGCTTGCTTCAAGCTATCAACGTTCTTACGATGTTCGTATGCTTCTTTAGCAGTTTCGTAAAATGTTGTAGGTTTACCGTTGATATCACCGATGTCATTTAGATCTTTAAGTACCGCAGTTAGCTTAGTGCTAATTTCTAAATGATATGTGTCTGCATCTTGTAATTCTTTCATTTTCTTGTCAAGAATTTCTTGTTTCTTATCTGCATGAAGCGGTTGATTACAAGTATAACACGTTGCATCTTCAAGATTTAAGATGTCTTTTTCGACCTTATCAACAGAAGCCTTAGCACGTAACTGTGCAGTCTCTAATGTGCTTTTTTCTTTATTAAGAGCCAAAATAGCAGCATTATGTTGTGTCCAATTAGCAAGTTTATCGTGCGATTCAAGTTCTGCATCGATGTCTAAATGCTCTAGCTCTGTAATGCCTTGCTGTAATTTAGTACAGTCTTGTTCTTTTTTAGCAATCCATGCACGTTGAGTACGACCTAAACTATCAATAGTTGTTTGAATCTTTTCATTTGCAGTCTGAATAGCATTAATTTTTAATGTTTCGCTAGTAATTGCTTCCTTAGTAACACGAATCTGTTCTTTAAGAGATTCTGCCTTCTCAGACAAGATAGTAATACCTAGCAATTGTTCAATAATTGCTCGTTGGTCATTAACACGCATACTCAAGAACGGTTCTGTGTAAGTGTTAAGTGCAACAATGTGCTTAAACATGTCATGTGACATGTCTAACAAGTCGTTAATGTATTCTTGTGTCTTGCGACTGTCGCCTTGCGACTCATCTGTCATCTCTTGTTCTTGTTCATCAACAAAGAACTTGAGCACATTAGGTGAACGACCACGTTCAATACGATAATCAACACCATTCTTCTCAAAATGTAGTGTGACTAGCATACCTTTTGAATTTGTTTTATTGATTAAGTTATTCCGTTTAATGTTTGTTAATGCTTGCCCATACAATGCATATGACAATGCGTTAATGATAGTAGTTTTACCTGTACCATTACGTGATCCGCTATCATCGCCGCCTTGATCTAAGTTCTCACCTAGCACAAGTGTTAATTGCTCGCGATTAAAGTTTACAGCCTGAGTCAAATTGCCCACGCTCATAAAGTTTTTTACTGTAAGGTCTTTAATTCTAATCATAATTCGCTATAAATGTCCAATAATGTTTTCTTGTTGAAGCTATCTGAGTCAATTGCTGCAATTTCACCAGCAACAATTTGATCTACACTCTCAAACTGTGCAATATCTAGTTGTGTGTTAACGTCTTCCAGTTGCTTCTGCGGAATCAAACTAATTTCACGACAGTTGTATTGATTAATAAACGTTTCTTTAATAAAACTTGCTTCTTCGTAGCTAATAGGCAAGTCTAAGTTAACTCGCAAGTACATATTAGGTTTAATAAATGTAGTTTGCTCGTCAATTAACTGACTTAGTTTAACTGTACGGTACTTAGGACAGTTTGGCCAGTTAACATACTCGGGTGCTTTGTCGTTTTC